GAAACTGTTAATACCTTTCGTACATAATGCTTGGTAGCCTGTTGGACAATTGTATTCAAAGATTCCACCCTCACTAGGTGCAGTTCCAGCAGAAGCTACTGCTGTTGTGCCGAAATATCCACCACCAAAATTATATTCTATTTGGTCAGCAGTATTATTTGTTGAAAAGACAGGTGTGTAATCATAACCTGATGTTATATCAAAAGCTGAACCTGTACCTGTTGAACCTGTTGTAGGGTCACCTGAATTTTGATAAGTTCCATTTTTTGAGAAATATATTTTACCATTATCAAGGTCTAAAGCCACACCTATAATATCGTTTGTGGTAAAACTATTTCCATAAGATGTTGAAGAATTATTATTAGCTTTATTTCCATCATCTTTATACATATATGCTCTTGAATACTGATAGGCATACGCATTTGTTTGTGGAAGTTGTGTGTAATCTATAATCCCTAAATGTAATCCTGTGTTAAAACTTTTTATTTTACATTCATAATAGTATTTACCACTTGATACCCCAAAAGATGAACCTAAACTTCTCCAAGCATCTCCTGTATTTCCTGTAATACTTAAATTTCCATTAGCTATTGTTAAACCTGTTGCTACAATATTTAAAGGATTTATGGTAGCAAAGTTATTACTAGGTGTATCTACATTTTGAGTTAGTGTTCCTGATACTGTAAAGTTGTTTGAGTTACCTGAACTGTCTGTACCCATAGCACCACTATTTTCAAATTTTAAAAAGAAACCATTAGTTCCATAAGTTACTGATGGTGCAGTTTTTGGCTTCCAAATTCCTGACACAGAATCGCTTTCTCCAAATGTTGATGCGTCATAAGCATAACCATCTGTGTAATGGAAATGTGTATATAAACCATCAGTATAACCTGACGAACCTCTATAAGCACCTATCCAAAAAGCATAAGCATTAGTAAAAAATAAAGGTGTTAAATTTTGTGATGGGTCTGTTTCTACAGAAAATGAAGTTTCTTGTACTCCATTGACATAAATTTTAACTCTATCTCCAGCAGTTGAATCAGTAGTATCTATTCTAACCACAATATGATACCAAGCAGATGAATCTCTAAAAACTCTATTTGTTACATATCTAAATTGATAAGCACCACTTTGATAATCATAAACCTGTAGTGTTCCATCATTCTCAAAAAATATATTACTATCTATACTTCCACCACCTGAAACAAATGTCGCTTGTTGGTTTGTAAGATTAGTTCTTTTAATCCAAAAAGATATAGTTCCTTTTTTGTCACTTGTTGGAGAAGATTTACTTCTTGTTAAATAAGTATTTGCCATAATATTATCCTAATTAAATTGTCCTGAGTTGTTTATACCAACACTTACAGTAATTGAAAACTGTCTATCTGCCGTTTGGCTCTCCTGATCACTCGCCCTTAGAGTGAACGTGTAGGTAGTATCTCCTGTTGGGCTAGGTGCTGTTCCTGTAATTGCACCCGTACTACTGTTTAAAGATAGATTCATTGTCGTTGCTGGTGTGTCAGCATTTGATGTTAAAATAGATGTTGTTTCAGAATAAGCTACTGTTGAGTCTGATGAAGCTGATACTGATAATGATACTGAACTTCCAGCAGATACAGTTCCTATTGAACCAGCAGAAGTTGCCCAAGTTGGAGAAGCAGAAGCAGATAAAATAGCTGATGTTGAACGAACTGCATTACCATCATTATTTTCAACTCTTAAAAAATAGTTTGCACTTGGAATATTAAAAGTTGCGTTTAATGATGTTGCATTTGTAAATGTTACTGCTGTTGCTCTAGTAATTGCACCCGTTGATGAGTTTATCGCTTCTACTATTGGAACAGAAACAAAGTTAGTTCCAGCAATAGTAATTTGTGAAGATGTGTCAGGTGCTACAAATAAATTAGTAGATGTTATTGTTGGTTTAGTTTCTGATATAGAAGCAAAAGATAAATTACCTGATGCGTCAGTTACCATAGCTTGTCCTGATGTTCCGTCTGATGTTGGCATTTTAAAAGTAACACCATTTGAATTTAATTTACTTGATATAATCTTTAAATGATTTCCCATATTTGCGTGAGAAGAACATTGATAGTACAAAATGTTAGGTGTGTATTCATCTACTGCTATTTGAGTATAAGCACCAGCACTTCCAGCAGTTCCATTTGTTGTAACATTTGTTGTGTAAGCTGTTGTCTTTCCAGCATCTAAATAAAATCTTAATGGGTGGCCTGAGTTAGATGCGTCTGCTTGGTCAAATCTATAATAATAAGGATAGCTTGTATCAGCACCACCTAAAGTAAAAGCTGGAGATTCTAAAGACTCTAAAAAATATGCTGATGAACTTCCTACTCCATTATAAGGGTGTGCAGATGTTTTTGTTCCAACTGTTACTGTATAAGTTATTGGTGCAGAAGAAGAACCATAAGCACCTCTATCGTGAAATAAAGAAGATAAGCTAGATAATGTAACTGTGCTATCTACTAAATTAACAGTATCATTAGACATATCAAATATAGCAAAAGAAACCCAAGCATCATTGTCAGCATTTCTAAATTTTAAAGTATTTGCAGATGTATCGTACCACCATTGATAAGCATAAGTAGTAGAGGGTTCTGATGATGATGAGTTATTTGTTACAATAGCAGATAACGCATTATTCAAATCTGTCCTAGTCGCTGGGAAAGTTTGGTTACTTATTACATAATCGTGATTTGCCATTAATTAAAATCCTTTTGCTATATAGTCAAATGTTCTTGATATTACAGTATTTGATGCGTTTTTAAAAGTAACATTAAATCCATTAATTGTTTTACTTTCTACTAAAAAATAATCTCCTGTTGCCATTCCTTGTCCTGTGATACCAACTGCATAATTAGCAGTTTTATATGGATTTGTAAATGCAACAGTTTTTGTAGTTGCACCTGAAGCTATATCATTTCCTGATTGTATTCTATCTTCCATATCAATAGTTACAGTTGCTTGACTTACAACAGGGGTTGTTACTCCATCTCTTGAAATTAATACTAATCTAAACTTTAAGTATCTAGCTGTATAATCGCCTATGACAAAGTTTTTAAATTCTGTAAATGTAGTATTATCATCACTTACAGCTATTTCTAAATGTGCGTTTGAGTTACTTGGTGAATCTCCATCAAATGAACCTGTTTTGTCATCAAAATCACCACTTTCTGAATCAAACAATTCACTAGGGTTTTCTGCAAATTGAGCAAGTGTAGCTGTTATTCTTGATGTATGAACTGCACCTATATCAATAACACTTGCAAATTCATAAGTTCCATTAGAACCTAAATCAGTTAATCTTAATAAATTACTATCTAGTGTTAAATTAGTTTTTGTTCCTGTAAAATTAGGGTGTTCTGATTGAGTTGTTATATTATTAAAGTTTCCAATAGATGTTACATTAGTTGCAATAATAGTTTCATTAAGTGAGAAGTTTCCTAATTTATCAACTGCCTTAATACAATAAGAACCTACTCTAGCTGGTACTACAATAGAGGTTGCTGGTCTTGATACTTTTTCTACTAATGATACTGAGTTCTGCCAAGTAGCACCACTTGTTAATGTTGAATATCTTATTTGATAATAAGCTAAATCTAAATCAGATATTTGTTCCCAAGATAAATGGGCTTCTCCATTAATAATATTACAAGAAAAATCTGTTACATCACTTGGTGGTAAAATACTTCCTACAATAGTTCTTTGTGCTGATACATAAGTTGATGCAGTTCCAAAAGAAGATACAGCTTTAACTCTTACATCATAAACCTTTTGGTCAATTACATTCAATACTCTTTGAAATAATCCTGAACCTTGTGAGTGTATTTTATAATCTGATTCTGTACTTAATTTATATTCTACTTGGTAGTAATCAACAAAACTATCAGGTGAAGCACCTATTTGAACATCTAAAGCTACAATTACAGTTCCATCATTATAAGCAATTAATTGGTCAGTTAAAGTTACACTTGCTGGTGGTTGAACTACAAATGGATTTGGAAGTGTTGTGCTTGGTACTGCTGTTGCTTGTGTTTTAGAAGCGAAGCTGTAATGTGTATCTTGGTGTTCCACTAAACCTAATCCTACTGTAAAATCTTCATTGAAAGTCATACTTAAAACTCTAAATGGTTTTGCACTAAATCCTAATGAACTATGTGTGATATTTACTATATCTCCTATTGCTAAATCATAAGAATTAAAAGCTACATTGATACTTAAACTTAAAGCATCTCTACTTCTTCTTAATATAATTTCTGCCATTTCTTCTGCTTGGTATGGAGAAGTAATAGTTTTAAAATCAAATCTACCCTCTAATAAAAAACCACCATCAGCAGTTTTCATTGTTGCGTGTTGGTCTGCACTTGGTAATCCTGAATCATCAATAGGTGGAAACTGTACTTCGTCTATTTGAAAGTTTCTATCAGGATTCACAAAGCTACAAATAACTCTATTAAATTTACTATTTTTATCAGGGCTTACTAAATTATATCCACCAACTATACTATCTTCAGTTAATGTAATTGAAGCACTTCCTGTTGTTTCTATAATTAATTGATATTTACCAGCACTATAAGGGAGATAACCTCGACAACCTTTTAAGAACTCTCTTACATTAGAAATAATAGATGCTGATGTATCAACTGCTGTATTTGTGTCAAATATATTTATATCTGAACCACCTGAATAAGGTGTAACTTGTGTAACGCAAACTTGTGAAGCATCATAAAAACTTTGTAAATCTATTTCACTTGTTGCTAATCCTTTTCCATATCTTGTATTTCTTAAATAATCTAATAAGCAAAAAGCTGGGTTTGTTGAAAATGTTGGTGATGATTCATTTAAACTTGCATCTAAAGTAACAACTTTTTTACCTTGTACTTTAGCTTGTATTTTAGGAACTCCAGCAAATACATCTTGATTCCATTTAAAACGAATTGCAAGATAAGCTAGACCTGATAACTTATGATTACTTCCCCAAGATGATAATGTAGATAATAATGTTGAAGCTGATTGTCCGTCTGAGCCATAATGAGGTTCTACTCTTATTAAGCTTTCTGAATCTTTATAAAAATTACTATCTGAACTATTAACTTCAACTGCTGTATTATCTGCTAAATCACTTGCCCAAGTAACAGCTTTATCATCTACTCTTATTTCAGTAATATCGTTTATCTCTCCCTCAGCTAATACTAAACAAATATATAAATAGGTGTTGTCTGTTCCTGATGTTTCTACAAAGACTCTAGTACCACCAATTAATCTTTCTCCATATACAACAGGAATAGTTGCGTCATTAGATTGTTTATTAACTAATAAACCTTTTTCAAAGTTATCAAAATCAGTAACACCAAAGTCAGGTTGTTCAGGAACTTTTGGTCTAAATAACCAAGAGATTGCTAATGTTACTGCTAATGCAACAAAAGGATTTATTTTTTTCCCAAATACTTTAGTTGCTATATTAACTATGCCACCAACAAATCCACCGAATCCACCAAAGAAAGATTTAATTCCTGTATCATTAATAGGTTTTCCGTAACCACCTATTTTTTTTAGGTATTCTTCTTCTTGTTTATTTATATATGCAATAAACTCACCTTTAGGTGCGTATCTATTTAAAATCTTTTTTGCTATTTTGATAAGAAGTTTATCTAACCAATTATACATTATGATCTACCCCATTTAATATCTAATACAGTTTGACTTGAAAAATCCATTCCAACATCTGTACTAAAGAATCTTTGTTGTGATGTATTGTTTGTTTTTCTTCCATTCTTTTTATCAAAATCTGCCCAATGAGATACAACAGTTAAATTAACAGCACTTGATTTTTCTGATTCTTGAATATTAAAACTTTCAATGTTTCCTTTATATAAAAGAAAAGGGTCAGCTATAAGTGTATTATCATCTGCTAACAATCCTCTAAAAACAGTTACTTCGTCATTAGTTATATTTTCACTTAATACTGTTGAGATAAAAGTTTGATCTGCACCTGATAAACTTAATCCTAAACTTGTTTTTGTAATATCTGTTTCTTCAGTAAAATTAGTAATACTTAATAAAAAAGATGATGCTGTATAGGTTACACTAGAACCTGATACTGATGAAGTTAAAGGAAATGCACAATCAGTTAAATTAACAGGAGTCGCAAAACCAATCGTAATAAGATGAACTGGTCTAATATCATTTGTTGCTAGTTCGTTCTTTACTGCTGTCGTTAGACTTCTTGTCATCTTCGTATGTTCTCCTATTTACTTTAACATTTAAAACTTTAATGATTGCTTTATCTGATGGTTCTTCATATTTGCCAAGATTATTATTGACGATATTAATATCTTTTTCATCAACTAATTCTTCAGCTAGAACATCAACTGTTGCCCAATGCTTAATTAAGTATTTCATTACAAAGCTTCTTCGACATCAAATTGGTATTCGTAATATAATTTGCCATCATTAGACACACCACTTACACCGAACTCTTGTATATCATTTGTAAGATAGACAGTAAATGGAACATTGTCATAAGTTACAACTGAGTCATCTGCTACTGTTGCTATAAGAGGTGGTTCTATTGTTACTGTTGAAGCATTACTAGAAGCTTGTACATCTGCAACTACCATATAAACTTTAGTATGTGATGCGAACTTAATAAAATCACCAGCTTTAAATGCGTGTGGATTATCGTTGTGGTGTGCGTCCATAGCAATCGTTGTATCTCCTACTGCGTGACTACCATTGACTAAAACTGTTCCTGTTTCATTACCTCTAGCATCTTCAATTTCAGGTGGGATAATTGTAAAATTTTCTTTGCCTGATCTTTGCTTCATAATAAAAGCCATAAGTTCTCCATAAACATCTGATCTTTTTGCTGTAACAATCTGAACTGTAAAAGCAAATCTTTGATTATCTATTTGTCTAGCAAGTTTCTTACCACTAACTGTTTTAGATATAATAGTATTTTGAATTGACTTTATTCCAAAAGTTCCGAATTTTGCATTTGATATTGGGAAAGCACCTGACATTAGATTAAGTTTTTACTCCCTCTTTCATTTACTGCGTTATTAATTAATTGAGTTATTGTTCCTCTATTTCTTACAAGTAATTCATCAAATCCTGACGCATCTACTGTATTGATATTAAAATTAACTGTTGTTGCACCACCATTTCCACCTCTAGCTGATTGTTGTATTTGGCCTGATTGATTTGGTATAAATAATTCTGCACCTTGTTCACCTACCATATAGGGTTGTCCTTTTTGTACTGCACCACCTGATGCCTTGCCACCAAAAAATGAACCAGCCATACTAAAGAAACCACTAGCACTACTTAAACTTGCTTGTTTTTGTTTTTCTTTTGTAATTAATTTCTCTATTGCTAGTTCAACAGTTTTTCTTGCTACTATTTCTATTAATGTAGAAAGTATCTTAACTAAAAATGTTCTTGCCATATTTGCAAATGTTGCAGATAATTTTTCTCCCATAACAAAAGCTTGTGCAAGACCCTCAGACATTTTTGTAATACCACTATTGATACCCTCAGCAATACTCATACGAATATTACTTACTTTATCTTCTAATGTTTTTAATGAACCTTGATTTAATTCTCTAAATTTCTGTATAGCTTTTTCTGTTGCAGTTGGAACTGCTACTGATAGTTCGTGTTCAAAATCGTGTATAATTTGTAAAGCTGATTCTAATGGTTCTACAAAACCCTCGTTAGCATCTGCACCCGAAAGAATATCAGATATTTTTTGTGCTTCTTCTGCTGTTTCTTTAAAATTTCCTACTAATTCTTTTGATCTTCTTTCAACATCATTAATAACTAAACCTAAACCAATAAGTATTCTTAACATTCCACCTAATGCAACAAGTAATATTCCTAAAACAGATTGTAATTCTCTAAAATTATTTGTAAGTATTTTTATAGCATTGGAAGCTTTAAGAATAGCAACTGCAAGATTTTCCCCCATTTCTCTACTTAATCTTCTAATTGATTCATCATTAGTTTCAGTAAATTTTTTCAAATCTCCTAATTGTCTTTTTAGTTCATCAAAAAATCCTGAAGCTATTTCAGTTTGTATTGTAAAAAAAGCATCTTTTAAGTTTGAGATAGTTCCTGATAAAGTGTTGGCTAGTTTGTTTGTTAATTCACCAAACTTACCACCTGTACCAAATGCTTTTGCTAATCCTTTAATTGAATCATCTACACTTGTTTTAACACCAGCAGAAAAACCAGCCATAGCAGTTACAGCTTTATCTCTAAATAAATCTGCTGAACCTATACCAGCACTAAATGATCTTTGAATTTGTTGTGAAGCTAATGCAAAATCTCCACCTAATTGAACTGCTGTATTACCTGTTATTTTTAATAATTCGTCAAATGATATTCCAAGTGATTCTGCTTTCTCAGCAACAGTTGCTAGAGCAGTTACACCTTGTTGAATATTAGATAGTTCAAATGGAGTCGTTTTTGCAAATTTTGTTACAGCATCTAAAGCTTCTTTACCTTTTCTTGCACTTCCAAATAATGCTTCTAATTGAACACCAAGTTCTTCAATCTGCATACCAGCATTAACGATACCTCTAATAACTAATCCAGCACCTAAACCTATAAAAGCATTTTTAAGATTAAATACAGAAGCTTTAACTTTTGCTAGACTTCCTTGTAATCTTCCAAGAGCTTCTTTCGATTTATCTCGTGCTACTATGTCTATATTTAGTCTTTGTGCCATTATGTTTTTAACCTTTTCGCATCAGCTAGTGATGTTCTTGTTTTATACTCATCTTGCTCTTTTTTCAAGTAAGCTAACCAAAGATTATAATGGCTTATGGGCATCTCTAAAACCTCTTGAATTGTGATGTGGAGTCTGTCGGCTACAACCAATAGCGACCTTGTGTTAGGGTCGCTTTCTACTTTTTTTCGGCTTCCTCGTAATTAGCATCTGCAAGAATACGATTTGCAATAGTAGCAATAACATTAGAATCTGCTTTTTTTCTTAATGCAAATTTATCTTCAGGTTTAAAAGCTTTAATATGTTCGCCTTTATCGTTCTTAACTTGAAGTTTCATTATAAGCAAATCAACAAGAACAGTTAAGTCTTGGAAGTTACTAGACTTCTTAAATATAATGTTTTTTTCTTCTAAGGTTAAAGGTTCAGAATAAAAAACAGATGGATTTCCGTTTTCGTCTTTCCATTCATCAACTTCAATAGTAATAGTTCTTAAATTCTCAAAGTGAGTTTTAACTCTATCTATAACTGACATATATTAATATTAGACAGTTCCTATTGTTAATGCACCTGTACCTTGAAAAGTAACAGTTCTTGAAACGATTGCGTCCATAGTATTATTTACAGACATTCCTGTAACAATTCCTGAACCAGCAAAGCTTCTGTCGCCACTTGCATTACCCTCAGGTAATAGAATAAAAGCGATTGTTGCACCAGCAACTAAACTTGTTTGTGGTGTATCTGTTTCGTCAAAATGCATTTCTAAAGTTCCTGAGAAAGATGTTCTTCCAGCTACAAATGATTTTGTACTATCAGTTAATGCTGTATCCTCTACAACATCTCCTGTTGTTTCAAGAGTAAATGAAGTTAATTCACCTACTGCTGTTCCACCAGCTGTAACTACACCTTCTTTTCCGTGATGTGTTGCCATTTTTTATTTTCCTTTTTTGGTTTAACTTTTACTTCTTTGTCTTGCTTATAACCTAGACTTACAAAATATTCAAGATTTGTTTCATTAATTGTTATTTCTGAATTACCTTTATATAGTTTTATATCTTTAGCCATAATATCTACTTTTATTTGTTTTCTTCGTCTTCGTCAATGTCTTCTTCAAATTCTTCATCATCTAAATCATCAGCTTCAATAGATTCCTCTACATTATCCTCTCTTATTTCTTCAATAAGGTCTTTGACTTCTTCACACAATAAAGACTCTTTATCGTGTAATTTCTCTATTTGGTCTATTTTCTTTTGTATCTTATTTAATATTCTTTCCATTGTTCACTCCTTATGGTGTTCCTGATTGATATTCATACATACATCTAATCGTCATTCTTATTCCACCAACAGGGAATAAAGAACCCTCGTCAGTTTCAACTTGAATAACTTGTGTATCTAAAGCATTACCACTTCTAGTAATATCTATTTCAACAGCAGTTTCTATTGCTGTAATTAATTCGTTTCTTTTAGTATCTATATTAGCTTCTGCACCTTTAACAAATCCTGATATAACAAAATCAATAGTTCCGTGTCTTGTCTTAGCACCTGAACCTAATTCAGAATCATCTCTATTTTCTTCTGATGTTTGTACTATTACTGCTGGGTATTGTTGTTCAGATAATTCGTCTAATGGAAAAGGTTGTCTTGTAGCTTTTTTAATTGTTATAGGGCTAGATATATTACCAATAACAGTTAGTAAATTTGATGCTATATTTTCTCTTACACTCATATTCTAAACTTCCTTAATTCTTTTGCAACGAATCGATTGAACTGCTTACTTATAATATTTTCTGTTCGTTTATTAAAGCCAAAAAATTCTCTTTTAGGGTCATTTAATACTTGGTTATATAATGCTCTTGTTCTCATTTGTGAATTACTAAAAGCTAATGTTACTTTATGTTTTCCTGTCTTTTTAACTGTTGAATTAGGTGTTAATGAACCTAACATTCTTCCAGTATAAAATAAATCAACTGCTGTTTTTTTACCCTCTCTATTTAATTTCTTAATATAACCTGAACTGTAAGGTGCAAACTTTCTATCTCTAAAATCTTTACCTTTTTGTGTTTTAGTTCTGATAATATCTAATAATTGAAAACCAGCTTGTAATATTCCTTTATCAATAATGCTTGGAAATTTACTTTTTAATCTTCCGTATCTTCTTTCAATAGCTTTAGAATTAGTTTTTATCTTAACAGATAAAGCCATTATCTAACTAATCTTCTATATCCGTGTAAAGATTCTCTTTCGTTTGATACAATAGTTCCATCTGCATCTACATCATATTCAACACCATCTTCTAAGATCATTCTCCATTCAGAATTATATTGTGACATATAATATTCTGACATTCTTTCGAATCTATCTTTTTCTGTTTCGGGTCTGAATTTAGTTAGTGAGGGTAAATAGAATCTTCCTAAAAATAGATATACTCCAGCACGTTCAAATTGGTCTAAATTAACTTTTGTATTAACCATCTCAGCAGTATTAAGAACTGTTATATCTGTAAAGATGTTTGTTTTATATACAGGCCACCATTCTATTCTTAATTGTCTAAGAATATCATTAGTAGTTTGTGCAAGAAAATTAACAACTTCGGTTGAGTTATTTGCTAAACCAAAATCAAAAGCATCAGGTTGATACTTTGTTACATCACTTGCAGTTATTACATCAGCACCCGTATAATTAGCCATTTTATCTACCTATTAAATAAATGATTATTACTGCTAAAGGTATTGAGTACATTGGGTTATTCTTAGATTTAATCCAAACCCATTTAGCTATTTTTCTACTCTTTAACCAAATTAATTGATTCATTTTTCTTCCTTTTTGTTCGTTTAGGTTTTAAAGGCACAACTTTTTCGTCTTGTACTTTAACCTCTTTTATCTCTTTTACAGTATCTTGAACTTGTTTGAAACCTCTAAAATCATACATAGCTTTATTGGTTTCGTAATCTAATTGACTTCTTGTTATTGTTTTATCACCTCTTTTAAGTGTGATTTTTTTATCGTTTGATAATATTAATTTAACCATTGTTTCTCCTTTGTTAGTTGCGAGGGCAGTTTCCCACCCTCACAAATTATCCTACTATTGGATAGATGAGTCTGAATGTAACTCAACACCATATGAATCGTGGATTTCTCCAACACCATATACTGAAGTTGCTACAATCTCGTCTGCTCTAAGAGAAGCATCTCTTTGAGTTTCGATTTTCACATCTTGCATCATAGCGATAGCTAATGCGTCCTTATGGAACACACCACCTTTATAATCACCAGCAGTACCTGTGTTTGCTATATTTGAAGTTTCAAATACAGGCATACCAGCTAATCTACCTACAAAACCTGATCTTAATGCTTCGTTTGCTAAGTCATTTGCATTTGCGTTTGCAAAAGTATTAGTTAAACCAGCTTTTAAGTCATAAGCGATTTTAGGGTGTAGAACAACTGCACACTCATCAACATTAAGAGCATTTTCTCTTAGAGTTGAAAGCGCTTGGAAGATTATTGCAGATGAAACAACTGCTGTGCCATCTCCTATTACAGTTGAGAAGCCATCAAACAATGCAGTTAAATCTGCGTCTTGTTTTCTTGCTAATGCTTCACCAAATAATTTACCAATATCACCAGCAACATTTCTTGGTGCTGAGTTTCTTGCTAAATCTGTTAATGTTGTCATAACACCAACCTCAGATGCAGTTATTGTAACTGAACTTGGGTTGATTGCTGTGTTTGCTAAATCAGTTGCTTCTGCTACTGCTGATGCTGATACGTTAGCATAAACAGGAACTTCAACTGCTTTACCACCACCTGAGATCGCATAGTTTTTAACTAAGTTTCTCATAATGGATTTTTCAGAAGCTACAAATTGTGCTTCTGCCACTATCTCTGTGTATAGTTCCGATAGTGTAGAACTTGTGCTTTCGTTTGCCATTGTTTGTTTCCTTTATATTTTATTTATTGTTTAAGTTAATCTTAACTGCACCTGAATCTCTTTGCTTACGATATTCGGCATAAGCTTTTCGATCTTCGGGTTTGTTAAGGTCTAGTTCCTGTAAGTTAAAAGGTTTAACAGTATTACCACCGATACTTGCTTTACTTCCTGAACCTTGATTTGTACTTAAACGGAAGTGTGGGTTCGTATCTAAAAACTCGTTAACTCTATCTTCTATTGTTAAAAGTTCTCCTTTAGGGTTATATCGTACATTAGAATTATTATCAAGTACCTCTATTCTTCCATCATCATTTAATTTAACTTCTCTTTCTAATAATGAAACAACTTGTTGAGGGTTGATTGCTCTATTCTTTGATGCAACAGATAAGATAGAATTGTCAATCTTTTCTTTTTTAAGATTAAGTTTATACTTGCTGATTTCTTGATCTTTCTCTTGGATTCTTTCTTGCATTATCTTTTCCAAGTCTTGCTTTGTTTTAGCTTCTTCTAATTCTCTTTGTTTAATTAAATCAGCTTTCTGTTTATTTTCTTCCTCTATCTTTTTCTCGTATTTTCTTCTCTCTGCCATAATACGAGTCTGAACAATGTTATCTAATTGTTCTTGTGTAAATGATTTAGTTTCTTGTTTTGTTTCTTGTTGTACTTCTTCTTTAGCTTCAACAGGTGTTGAAGTTTCTTGTGTTTTATCTTCTGACATATTTACTCCTATATTATTAGTTCACCGTTACTATCATACCAATTAGGGTTGACGTAACTCCATTGATGTCTACAATTATAACCACCACGAACTACTAAAGGGTTTCCAGCTTTTTTGCCTGACCAACTTCTTGAAGCCCATAATGATCTAACCTCATCAATCGTAAAAAGACCATCTGATCTCTTAGATTTTATTACACCATTTATAAGATTTCTGCAAATCTCTCGTGTTGTGGGTATTACATCTCCATAGTATTTTACATAAACTAACCCAGCATCATTTGACTTATTGAAGTTTAATGTTGCATCAAAATCTCTTAATGAGTCGTTTAATATCTGCCCAGCATATCTTTTCATATTCTCACCAGCACGATCTCTTGCAAATTTAGTCTGTAAAGTTTGAACTGCCTTATCAACTTGCGATTGCATAGACTTTTTAAACTTATTATCATCTATAAATTCTACTAGCTTATTAGCTTCTACATCATCTGAACTAGCATAGATTCCATTTATAGTTTGTCTTAATTCTTTATCTAAATCTGCAAATTCTGAACCAACTAAAGTATTCTGATAAACCTTTTCTGATAATCTTCTCGTAAATGTATTTGATACATCTTTAAACTGTGTAAAGTATTGTTGTTTAAGATTCTGTACTAAAGCTAAATCACCTTTTGTAAGTTCTTGAAACTCAACAGGTATATTACCTATTCTCTTAAAAGCTTTCTCAATTCGTTTAGCTTGTTTATTAAAACCCTCTCTAACAACTCTATCTGCAAAGGGTAAATATTCTTTTTCTATAATTGCTTTTATTTTAGGTCTGATTGCAATAGCCGATTGTAGTTCTATTAATTTACCATCTTGTGTAGGTAAATCTTTACCAGCTAAAGATATAACTTCTTTTTCTATTCTTCCTAATGCTTTTGTAAGTTCTTTGTAATATTTAGCTTCTGCAAGTTCTATTTGCTTGATACGATACTCTGTTGCTTCTTGTACTATATCTGCCATTCATCTAAATTTCTTCTTGCTCTACTTCTTGATCTTCTTGTGCTGGTTCGTCTTGTGTAAATTCTCCAACTTCAGATTTAGCATCTATCTCATCAAAGATATTATTTAACTTCTCATCATCATCAACAACTGCTCTAGCTATTTCTTTATCTATCTCTTTGTTTAATGTTGGAGATTGAACATTGATTGCTTTAGCTTGTTGGTAGAATAATAAATCAGTTGCATAATCTCTAATGTTAAATGAATCAGGGTAATTAATCTCTCCGTCAAATGGTGTATCTTGAAACATACTATATAATCTAAATAGTTGTTCTTCTGCTATTTCTAAATTGTCAGCTTTCTCAGATAGTCTAGCATTTAGCAATTCAAATTCTGTTTGTAATGCTACACCACTAGAGATATTTGTTTTAGTAGTTCTTACTGCACCAATATGTGCAATTCTATTTATTGAATTAACTTTGCTTTCGATTGAGTCCATTATTGAAGTTAAGCTAGACCCTGATGGTTGTAGTAAGTAAGGTTTTAGATTTGGTTCTAATTCATCAGGCATTTCTATAACTGCACCAGCACCAGCAGAAGCATTAACACTTGGAGTCTTAACTAATGATGGGTGGTTTGTTAATCTTATTAATTGTTCCATTTCTGAATACTCATTGTAAATAGATTTTTGTAAGTCAGCTATATCTGTAAGGTCAGATTGACCAATTCCTCTTTTGTGACTTTTGGAATTGTATAAAATAACTGCTGGTATTTTGCCAATCTGATTATCGACAGTATCTATTATTCGTGGTTCTTCTCTATTAGGCATATACAAAGTATCAATTTTATCAGAATACCAAATTCTCATATATGTTCCACCATCTCTATCTACTTCTTCTCTTATTTTTAAGTAGTTGAGTTCATACTTTCCGTTAGGTTGTCTTTCAAAATTCCAATCTAAAACATTCTCAGGTGTTACGATTGAAACATATGGTCTTATATCTTGTTGTAATTCTTCTGCTCTAGTGCTTGTTTGAATATTAGGTTTATCTAAAATCATAAAACAATGGCCATAGATTGACGCATAATTTTGTGCTTGTTTAACTACATTACTTAAACTGTTACCCTCTAAGTCTGCGTCTTTTAAAAAGTTTTGTAAGCTTTGTTCATCTCCTAAAGAACCAAAGTTTCTTGATGGTTTTACTCTAAATAAAAATGATGAATAAATTTGAATCACATTCTTACAATGATTATCGCAAGGTGTGTTAGCAAGTCTTTGATTAAACTCGTTATCTAATTCTAAATTATATCTATTTAAGTATTGGCCAATCATATAATCGTAACCACCATTATAAGACCTAATATAATATTCCCAATTATTAACTGTTTCCTGATAGTCTTTGTGTACTGCGATTGCTTGATCTCTTGTGTAACTCATTATTTAATTGCCCATCTTGTAGGTTTTGAAAATTGAATATTGCTAGTAAGGGGTTTTATATAATCAATTAAATAACCTAGTGCATCATTCATATGGTCAAAACCTTGTTCCTTATCAGGAATATTTGTGTTTTCCTTGTATATCTGTCTTTGTAAACCTTTTATCATTGTTTTACAAGATTTTGAAACAAAAATATGTCTAACACCTTTAGAATCTTTTAACTTTGAATTAACAGCATTGACTCTATCTCTTATTGATGGGTGTTTGTGTTTTACCTTAACTTTAAAACCAGCATTTTGTAATATAGATAAGTCAGTTCTACCACCAGCAGATGTCTTTCTTTGTCTTGAAGCTGGGTCAGGATATATAAAGATTTGTGCTTTAGAACCATATCTATCTCTAATCTCTTGGCACATTTCATCAGTATTACTTGAATAAATAATGATTTCATCTACTGCATATATCTTATCTTTTTCTATTTGTGTTACACAAGCTGACATTGGGTCTACGTTAAAGTCCATTCCAATATGTAAAGGTTTTTCCCAATCTATTTTACGATCTATTACAGACTCA